CTTCAAACAATTGTTTTAGACCAACAATAAAGTCCTCGGCGATTTCACCTTTTAGACCACGTTCAACAGCAAGTTCATTCTCCTTCATCCACTCTTCAACAACGTAACCAAGATAGTTATCAACTTTAGTTGACAATTCTTCTTTTATTGTATCAGTAGCTTCATCAAGAGCAACACTGTAGCCTTCTTCCATTCGCACAACTTCACTACGTATCTTAGATTTAACAGCTGCCTCAAAAATTGTTGCAGCCTTTTCTTTAAATTCTTCGGAGAGGTCTTCACCAGCCATTAGAGCATCAACATCTTCTGCAACGTTAATTGACTTAATTTTCTCTTCGATAGCATCTTTCTCAGCTTGAAGTTTTTCAAGTTCTTCTTCAGTCTGAGCTTTACCAGCTTCAGCAAGTTTAGAAGCATGAGAAGCAAGCATCTCTTCGATTTCAGACTTCTTCATCTTACCAATCTGTTCGATTGCCTGTGCTTTAGTAAGTTTTGCTTCTGAAACAACTTCACCTTCTTCTGGTTCGTGAGATGCAGCAAGCTTCTGAGGACCATCAGATTTACCAGCACTTTTCTGTTGTGCATCACCAGAAACAGCTTTAGCAGAAGCAGATGCTTTCTTACCAAGTTCTTTTTCTTTACGATCTTCGTCAGCACCCTTCTCTACTTTTGCTTCGGGTTCTGCACCGCCGAGGTCTTCTTCGTCGTTGACCTCATCTTTTACTTTTTGGGGAGCATCTGCTTTTCCACCCGAATCGGATGGTTGACTGGCTTCTTCTAGTTCCGCCAATACCTCTGCTTCAAGCTCCTCAATTGTTTGTTCTAATTCGGACATGGAATGTCTCCTTTTGCAATTATATTATTTATACTTTACAACATTTTGAGGAATTTAGCGAACTCTAAAGCTTCTTTGTTCGCCTCTCTTTGACGGGTTTTAACGTCAAATTCTGTTTTTAACTTAGCAACGTGTGCTTCAACTAACGATCCGTGGTTCCAAACCCACTCTTTACCTTCCATAATACCCTCAACAAAAGCATTAGGGGCAGAAGGATCGGCAACAATATCAGCAGCTGTTGCAAGGTAAAAATCATCTCTCACATAGTTAGCACCATTTTTTTGGTCCAAACTTCCCATGCCCCTAGATGAAACGCCTAACTTAGCACCTTCATCCATGAGGTTCTTAACAATCTCACCCATTGGTGTGGCCATAATTTTTGCCTCACCAATGAAATTTTTACCATCAGGGGTCAAAGAAGTGATCATGTGGGACACTCGTTCCAAATTGACGGTTGGTCCGTCTGGATGTCCCAGTTCCCCAAAGGCACGATTTTCTTTGATAAAATTCTTGTTATACTTAGTAACTTCGTTATTAAGGATTTCCATAGGATATACTCGACCATTACGGTTCTTGATATCAGCCTGCATGAAAATGCCTCTAATTTTGTATTCTTTCTTTCCGCCTTCTTTTTCTTCGGTGATATACTCCACCTCTTCAACGGATTCTGAAAATAATTTTACGGTCTGCATCTCATATCCCCTATGACGTATAGTTTTCGTCTTTCTTAAATTCGATGATGATCGTACCAGATGTACCGAAACAACTAGCTTCATGATCACCAGAACTTGCAGTAGTGTTTACGGCTGTCCCTGCAATTTTACTAGCAGTTCCGTCATAGTGTCCTGTACCAGCGCATCTAAACTGTGTAGAATCTTGTGAATTGTTTGCCGCAGCACCCACTTCTATGATTTCTACATGACCTGTATCGTCATCTGCTGTACCCTGTACCAATGACCACCAAATACGGTTTAAATGTAGTTTTGCACCGTTTGCGTGACCAGCTAATGCACTTGCATCTAGAATAGCATTATTTGCAGTTGTATCATCTTCGATATCAACCAAGATGGTGACATATCCACCATCGCCTGCATTTGCTACAGGTGTGTCTCTTAATGTTCTTGTAGCAAAAGCCATTTTTTTACTCCTAGATAGCTAGCATTTCTTTTTCAAAATATCCAAGAAGTTCTTTCTCAGGAACTTTATATTTTCTTGAAATATCTGTAATAGTTTTCTCGAAACTATTTAGGAAATCAGAAGGTTTAGCATCCATTTTTTTGAATATATCGTCCACTGCATCCTTTAATTTAGGAGAAAGCTTCTTATATTGTTTAGATTTCTTGTGTTCATCCCTCTCTACAACTGTAGATTCATAGATTTCCTCAATCCTCTTCATTTTCTACACTCATTGTTTTAACAAAAGTCTTAGCTAATTCTCTTCGTTGTGATTCTAAAGCATCTCCAACTTTACTAGACAATGCAGTACTAAATTGTGTTTCTGCTTCTACGTTGTTACCATTAGACAACGCATCAATAATTTCTCTACTCATTATTTATCTCCTCCATTTTCAGTTGCTTTTGCAGTTGCTTTTGCTTGATCAGCTGCACCCAATGCTTGAGCAGCTTGTGCTTTCTTCAAGTCATCTTCTGGGTCTTCTTCACCTTGGAACTTACCATAATCATCAGCAGGAATAGGAGCGCCACCAACTTCTGGATAACGTGTAACACCATCGCCACCATCTGGTAAACTTATACCACCGTCCATTGGGTCTTTTTCAAGTTCACGAGCAATTTGATCTCTCATCTCATCAATCTGAGTATCGTTCATACGTAGAACATGTTTAAGAACATATTCTTTACTGAAGAATGTACCAATATAAGACTGAATTGAATCTAGTGTTTGAATACGATCATTAATAAGTTCAGCTTCTTTTAGTTCTGCAAAGTGACCATCTTTTAAGAAATCATATTGAATGTGTTCTTTCATCACATCCCAATCATCCAAAGATATAATACCCTTCAACAACAGCTGAGTCTTTAAAATATCAGTGAATATTGGTGTAAATTTCTTTCTGATCTTTTGAATAAATTTAGTAAATTTTAGTTCGTCCCTAGTAATATCACTACTACGTCCCATACTAAATTGATTCTCTGCTTCTAAACGAGAAATAGGAACGTTAAGTGAACGATATAATTTCTGTCTGAAATATTCAATATCGTCAATTTCACCAAGATTTTGACCACCGGCTAAAGTAGTAATTTCTGTACCTCTACCACCTTCACGCCGTGGAAGCCAGAAATCTTCTAGCATACTCATCTGATTTCTATCATCACGAATCTCACCAGTAGATGCATCATACACTAATTTATTACGGTAACGATTCATAACGTCTTTAAGATACTGTTCTGCTTTTACCTTTGGTAGATTACCAACATCAATGTAAAAAATTCTACGTTCTGGAGCACGTGAGATACGATAGATAACCAATGCATCCTCAATCATACGTAATTGATTGACAGGTTTAATTGCCTTATGCAAATAAGACAGAACCTTACCACCGTTCTGATCAATAACACCAGAAGGACAATATGCAATTGCATCTGCTGCAATCTTCAATCCTTGACTAGCTCCACCGTATCCTGCTGAGAAAAGTCCTTTCTCATTATAGATAAAGTACTCATCAATTTTTGTTATCATATCTACGCCAGTCTTTATGTCTTTATCTTTTTTGACCTGTCTGGCTTTTTTAATTTTTATAGGATCAATATAACGGAGGTCAACAATACCTCGTTTGGGATTTTTTGTATCAATTACTTTATGGTAGAAAACTCGGCCATCAACATACCACCTACGCATGATGTCATGACCTTTTTGTTCCCATTCCATAAGGGATAATACTGTATCAAATTCTTTTCTGATTGCTCTTTTGATTTTGTCTGGATATGGAAGCCTGTCAGTACTAAGAGTTACCGATTGTGATACCTCATCAGCTGTCACTGCTTCGTTTATAATATCCTCAATTGCACTGTCGCATTCTGGTTGTTGTGCAATGTCTCTATATCTTCGAATTAAATCTAGTTCTGTTTTTTCACGACCATCGGTATCTAAAACTTGTCCAAAGAAACCACCACCAGCAACGTCGATAGCGCCATCATCAGGAGTTGGGGTGGTGAAGACTTGTTCACCACCCGTTTCCTTATTAGCCCGATTAATTGTAAAACCGAAAAGTTCAGCCATAATATTTCATATCTCCCTACTCCTTTATTTAGTAGGTTTATAAAGTCACTTATACAGTGAGTGACGCAGTAACTGTAAATGAAGCTCCTGATGTCTCAACTTCGTTTGTTAGAAAGTGTTGATATCTAAATGATACTTGAAACTCTTCAACAGCAGTTGCTGCCTCAGTAGTAAGTTCAATATTACTTATAGTCAACGGCCAAGCATTAATAAACTTATATTGTTTCAAAACTCTATCATCTTTATCTAACTGAGATACGGTCATATCAGCACAGTATGCCAAACTATTACTTTCACCTTGACCCGTTGCAAGGTTATTAATAGCATTTGACCATTGTTCCATAGCGTTACGGATTGCAAAATCTGTATCGTTAAGGAATGTTACATCCCATGTATCAGGAAAGTCTCTATCCCCTGCAAGAAAAATCTTCCTTCCTCTAAAAGGAATTTCAATTTCTGTAAGAGCCATTGCTGGTAGCGCAGTGGCCTTGCAAAGAAAAGAAGCCTTTCTAATATCAAAGTTACTAATACCAGGCAATTGAGGTACTAAAACTTCTACTTTAAATTGGTTAGCTCTGGCACCGCCACCAATTAGTTGGGCTCTAAATTGATCTATTGTTCCAACCATGTTATGTTACCTCCTTAAAATTGACCAATTACTTCACTGAACTCAACGCCTGTGCGAACTGCAACAAAGTTAAGAGAGATAAAGTTAATTGATCTTGCTGGTTTAATATAGATGTCGGCAATAAATTCGTTTCGGTCAATGACTTCACCCGTGTTGTTTGTGCCATCAGCAACAACTTGGAAATCAGTAATACCTCTACGACCCTGCACATCCCTCAAGTAAGGTTCAACTAAGTTACGGAACTGAGCCCGTGTAAACTCATCGTTGAACTCAAAGAGTTGGAATTTAGCAGCAGTAGCAATTGCTTTTTCAAGAACAAGGAACAATCTACGCACGTTAATACGATCAAATGCACTTGGTTTTGTTAGAGCAGTTTTATCACCAAAGAGAACTACACCTTGGCCTGGAAAATCAACAACTGGGTTGATACGAGCCTTGTAGAGAATATCTCTTTCTGCTTGTTGTGGATTATATGCAAGTTTAATTGCACCACGAATATTACCACGATTGAAACCGCCTGGTGAGAACCAAGGGTCAGCAACGCTGTCTGTGAATGCACACAAACCAGCAATGTCACCATTCAGTGGAACATAACGATACAAATCGTTATATTTGTCATACATGTATTTGTAACCACTGTCATAAACCACATAAGAGGATGACGGTAGTGTATCAAAAGAGTTTTTGACATTTGTTGTTTGTGTAACTTCACTTGCAATATTCACAACAGCCTGACGGGCAGGAGAAATAAATGCAACACAGTCTTTGCGTAGTTCAACAAGGTCAGTAAGCATTGTTCCATGCGTATCAAACTCATCACCGGCAGTACCGAATGAACCCGCATCCACTGTAGCAGAAGGTCCACCAAGAATAAAGTTTACGTCAATTAATTCAACGTTTGCAAACTTATCATATGCAATTCTTTTTTCTCCAAGTGTCACAGCATAGTCATCTGTACCACCTGTAAGACCGTCATATGTCGGCGTATCAACTGCTGTATAGTCACCAGCATTTGTATTCAATATTACGTTGTCACCAGCGGTGGTGGAAGAACTATCTGTACCATCTAAGATAATTGAATCACCTTCATCTGATCCATTTGCATCTGTTGCGTTCAAAGAAACATTGTTACCGGCATCAAGGTCTTGACCCCAATTTACACCAGCTGCGAGATGATCCATCCAGTAGATGAATGAAGATTGAATGAACAAAATTTCAGCGTAATAGTTTGTTCCTCCCTGCGGCGTTTTTGCCTCAGAGTTCTTGGAAAGAGCCTGATATACTTCTAGAATTGAAAGTGTTCTTTGTCCAGCAACACTTTCAGCATAACCACTAAGTTTACCAGTGCTGTCGTAAACGACAATATGCATCTCATCATTTGTTCCCTTGTCATTCTGTGTTGACCAATCAGATGTGCCAGGAGCTGAATCAAACAAGTCATAGAACTTCCAACGTCTCCGAATGAATGAATTGTCAGCAAGTGTAGCTTTCAATCCTGATCCTGTAGGATTATCCAACTCACGAAGTGTTATTGTGTTATTTGCTGTATCACGGGAAGTAACATCATATTCTATTCCTTCGTGACCAGTTGCAAAAGTACCGAAACCACTGTCAGTGAAGAATGAAACAATATCACCAACGTTAATTACGTTAGATGCAAGATCAACATCGTCAACTGTAACACTTGTTGCACCACTTGCCACAGCGCCGTTAACTTGGTTAGCACCTGTAATATTTTGCGAGAAGGCAGTTGATGTTGCACAAATGGAAACTTTCAATGAGTTACCAAAAGCTCCAGCTGTTCTTGTAGCCCAAGGACCAACACTACCTTGACCATCTTGAAATGATCCTTGATAATGATCGTTATCTCTAATAAGAAGTCCAAGTTCTGAACAGGCGTTTAGTAACCCACTTTCAGCACGAACAACTCGTAATGCGTTTGAATACTGCAAGAAATTTGCAGCAGTGAAAAAATATTCAAAGTTATTGGCATTTGGTTTACCAAAAACTTGTACAAGTTCTGCTTCAGAACTAATAGCGGTGACAGAAGATACTGGCCCCTTTTCAAATGGCCCTGCAAACGCACCAATCGTGGTTTGAATTGCTGGAACAATATTTGTGAGGTCAATTTCTCTTACATGTACACCAGGCGAAACTAAGAAACCCATTGTCGTACTCCTTTACTTTTTAAGAGAGCAATCTTATTGTTATTTGAAATATTTATAAAAAATGAATGCTTAAACATTATTTTTATATGT